CTGCGGGTGTTAGTGCTGATATTACTAATACGTCATTTGCTGTCGCAGCATTAACGAAAATTTCATAAGGCATACATTTAATTTCATACAAATCACCGAATGCCTTAGTAGGGTCGTTAGATACCAAGACAGCAGAACTGACTAATTCTCCACACTCATTGTGCAAATAAGCACTGAGTTCAGAGAAGTAAAAAGTATCACCAAAGCTCCAATTATTTATGTTAAAATAATTGTTCATGGCAGTAAGTACCGCGCTTCTGATCTCGCTGTCACTTGCATTAGTAGTTGAAGATTTAATGACTTTGATACTGGCTCGTAGGGCGGGAGCGGCTTTAGGGCCAAACAGCGGCTTGAATACCACGCTATTTAAAATAACACTGTCACTGAGCATCTTGTAATCATTAACCTGTCCAAACTCTTGATTGAGTTGATTGATTGTAGGACGATCTGGTTCTAGAACAGTATCGGTGCTATCTTTAATCCAATTTTGATATGCATTGTAGTATGAATTTGTTACTACGTACAGATCAATAATGTTGGTCGTTGCAGGATCAATGCGGGTTGTGTTATTTGAATTGTGTCTGTATTGAAAAGACAGTCCCTGACGGCCAGGTAACATGCTATACTCAGGACGTTCTTGAAGAATGTAAAACGGAGTGGTCACTGTTTGATCTTGAACTGACTTGTAGAACTTATTCTCACTAAAGGCATAGTAAAGTTGATTGACTGGATATTCATATTTTATCGTTTCGATCTGACTTTTTGTGGAATACAGTGCAACGATTTGACCATTTGGCACAAGTTGTAGTCTAGTCAGACTCACTGCATCCTCGATCAATACGAAAAATACATAAATTCCCAAATTTGCTGCGTTTACTTGATAGCCAGTAAGTTCGCTGAAGAAATCCGGATTCAAAATCAACTGTCTGTTGTTTACATCAGTGGCGGCAACCTTGACTTCAAAGTCATTGACATATCCGTCAGATTCAACTGTTTGACCAATAATGTTGACTTTAGTATCTTTACCTATTGGATATGTTGAGTTAGGCAAGCTGTTAGTAGCTAATACGTTGACGAAATCCTGTAGGATTTTACCACTGAAGGGATCATAAACTAGTTCGTTCGTGGCGGGAGCAAATCTAATATCAGTAACGCTACCGAAAAAATACTCTAGAGATCGGTATGTCACGGAATAACGATTATTTGACAAGCTTGTGAACTTGATGAAGTAATTAAGATCATTGATCGGTCTTAAATCCCAACGCTCTTGATCAATAGTCAGCGCATTATTGAAGGTCAAAGAAAAACTCTGTTGCAATTCAATATTGATTCGACATTCGTTTACGATATCGAAAGACAAGCTGTTATCGAATACTGGTATTACAGTGGTACAAATTGCACCAGATGGTACAAACCCGTTCAATACAACTGGTCCTGTTCCATTTGCAAAAGTGCCAGTGCCATTATTTGCACCATCGCCAATTACGTTCAACACTGTAGTCCAAATAAACGTAGTATTTGAAGGAGTTGGTATACCTGAAACTAATCTATTATTTGAATCAAAGTAGTAACCAGGTGGAGCTATAAACTTGACAAGTGCGCCTTTTGTGATATACTTCGCATTATTAGATGAGAAGAGTCCTATCTGAACCGGGATATTCTGCGAACTCACCGTGTTATAAAAATAGCCTGATTCGCTATTATTGTTAACTGACGAAATTTGCCAGTACAGTGTTCCGTCACCGGAAGCATTGTTAATAGAATATCTTGTATAATTCTGAATATAATATTGCTGGCATCGATTATCAAGCAACACGCTTGATAGAGTATCAGTTAAGAAAGCGATAATATCACTGACATTATTAATGGTCAGAGTTAAAAACCCATCGTCGCTGGACTGCCAGACAGCGCCATCTGTGCCAAATGTGTTTATACTGCTATATTTGCCGGTTGGATCAAGTAAATCGAGATTTTTAGATACACCAATAGATGATCTATTAATGGCTTTACTCTTGATTATTGAACTGTAGAGGGTGTATGGAAAATTATTGTAGTCTTCACCGTTAACCATACGATTTTGAGTATAGTATCTGGTTGGTGCTCTCTGTTTGATGTCTGGCAAAGACTCTCTGCTTTGAGCATTCGAAACAGGCGTAGTTAATTCAAGAGTACAAGTAAGAGTTTCGACTTTATTTTGACGGCTGATGTACGAGAACGTAACAGTGATGCCCTGCATTTCGTTAGGATCAATCGTATAAGTTAGTGCATTACCTGCACGCACATAAGCTCTGAAGTTACCAACTGGTATCTTTGAAAAGACGCCGTCTCCAAATACATAGGTTACTTGATCATTGAATCGACTGCTTACAGAAAAAATTTCGCGATTTGATTCTTCGGTCTGTAGATAGGCATCGGCATAGATATTGGGTACTTCTTTCCAAAATACGCGACTGTTGTTGGCTGCGTTTAACTGATACAACCAGGTGTCAGTGTTATTGATGCCTTGAATATTGATGTCTATAGTTTGATTGCTGATTTGTTGTTCTAGTGTAAAGTCGGAATTTTGAAGAACGCCCTGCTTGAAATAGAAAAAGAATCCAGTTTCTGGCGAACCAAATCCAAGCTTGTCGTTTCTATACAACATGTTGAATCTTCCTGTGGGTGCAGGAGGAATTTCATATAGGTAATCTTCATCTAAACTAGTCACAGATACTAATTCAAAATTCATAGTTATGCCATCAACTACCGAGTTAAATGGTACGATGGGTAAGCTGTTCGGTGGAATGGACAAACTGTACTCACTAGTCATAATACCTAGCAGATCGGCTGTATTACCAGGGCGACCGATTCTCTGCGTGTTAATCAGAGCAGCATTGATGATAGTATTGAATTGTTCTTGCCAAAACGCATTTGCTGGGTCATTCCACAAAATCGGCACATTAGATAGATTATTGCCGTTCAAGTCTGTGATGTTTTGAGTAGTAGAGATAGTGGTTATTTTTAGAAATCCCTGGGCAGTCAAGTTGCGCTTCGGAGTATAGCTAACTAGATTAGCCAGCTTGATCACTGAATCTCGACGTTCAGCAGTATCGATGAAGTTTTCGCGAGCATTTAGATCGTTTCTGAATGCAAGACCCTGCCCCATGAACGCCATAACGTCAAGCAATGCAATGAATTCTGAACTTTCAATGTAATCGTTGAAGGTTTCTGGGTAGTACAGACGTAGGTAATCTATGAAACTTTTGCGCAGAGTTTCATAATCGTAGCTGCGAAAATCCGCTTCACGAAAGGTTTGATAGATTGCTTTCCAGTCGTTAACACCGAAAATTGCCGATTGTCTTGAACTTGTCGCCATAGCAGGTCCCTTTTAAGTATTTATCAATCTGAAAAACAGCGATTTTTAGTTACTGAAAAGTAGCTGAATTATTGGATTGATTGAGAAAGATACTGAAAAGCGTAGCATTGTTAAACGGTACCACCGCTGCCTGTAGCTCAATCAGAATGCCCTGATCGTGTGGATATGCCTTTACCTCATTGAGTTGAAGACGGGGGTCAAGGCTGGCTATTCTACGAATTTCGGTTTCAAGTTTTATTTGCATATCAAATGTGTTGGGTTCAAACACAAATGACCATATGGTGGTACCATATTGTGGTTGACCGACTTTTTGACCTAGCGGGATGTTGAGAGCGTTCAAGAAGTCTTGAATGACCAGTTGCTCATCCACCAGTCTGAATTTCTTACCTACGATAATAGGCGTAGTGATACCGCCTGTACCGCCGTCCACTCCATTGATGACGTTTGTCGTCCTGGGTTTGTTTGCATTGATAGTGCTAAATCCAATATATTGAGGCATAATGGTATTTATGTGTTGTTGATTTCGGCTGCCAGACGTAGGAATTCGGCATTAGTGGTAATATCAATAAACTCCTGACGTTTCTTGGCAATATCTGGGCTGCCAGCTGGTAGTGTGCTGACTGCTTGTTTATATGCAAGATTGGCTGCTTTCTGTTTGTCTAAGAATTCTTTATATTGTTGAAGTTTTTTAAGTTTTTCGATGCGCTGATTGTCAAGCTCTTCGAATTTTGACTTAACGGTATCATCGACAATTCCAAAAGACGCAGGTTTTGGTATACCTGGATCATCCAGGATCGAATCAAAGCTTTGATTGATTGCTCCGATTTCGAGTGTGTTTACCGCTGCTGTAGGCAACTTTATTGAATTAGATGCGGCTGATCCTACCGCAGCAAGTGCTGCCTGCAATTGAGCAGCCGCACCAGGATTTAATCCAAAGCTAGCCAGTTTATCAAGTGGATCAACTATACCTTTAAACTGTCCTTTAACACCATCAAATGCAGATGCAGTAAAATCTTTAACTAACGAGCTAATTTTACCAGATCCAGGAATTATGCTATCGACTGCACCACCCAATTTATCTGTTACGAACGTCGCGATCTTCGGACCACCTACGACGTTTCTCAACCCAGATGCGAGTGAAGAGCTTGCGCTGGCCGTGACGTTTTTTGCAAGCTGATTTGCAGCAGATGACAGACCTTCGCCTGCTGCGTTGAGTCCAGATTTGTATGTATCGATGCTGCCGAGTGCGCCAATAATGTTACCAGGGTCTTTTACAACCTTGGTTAGAATGTCCTGTGTGGCATCGGCAAGAGTGCCGCTTACCTTTGCCGCTAATGCTCCGCCTGCACCGGGCAATGCTTTGTAAATTTCTTTGTTGAGAGTGCGACCGATTGCGCCAGGCACTGCTTGAAGAACATCATTACCTACGTTAGACAACGTGCCAAGCAGACCGCCTTCAAACTGGCCCGCTTTATCGGCATTCAATATTTCTTTTTCAATACTCTGCTTCAATGCCAGACCTAAGTTTTGAGGTATGCCTGCTTTCAATCTGGGCATTCTGGCTACAATTGCATTGAATGCAGCACCGCTGATTCCCCGCAAGGCTTGCTGTGGGTCTATTGCTTGTCCTGCTGCAAATGCTTGAGCGATTGATCCTAGATTATTGGCAACTGACTGACCAATACCGCCAGCTTGATTACCACCCGCTATTCGGTCAATGACTTCGCTGACTTTGCTCGACAGCTTTGCATCTATCACTGACTTGCCAAGATTGAATGTCGCGCTGCCCAGATCTTTTACTACTTGAATAGTTTTGTCCACGCCAGATTGTGCTCCAGCAACTACCAGTCCAGCAATTTGAGGCGGTGCTTCAGTTCCTGAAATTATGTTAGCTTTAGTCAATGCAGTTTGAGATTGCTGCATCAGGTCAACAGCCGCATCTGCTTGTACTGTTTTGTTTTCTCTGAATTGAGTGACATTTTGTATGCCGTTTTTGCCAGTCCATATATTGGTTGGGAATGCTTCCTCGACTGTTTTACCAGCCTGAATCTGGGCTTCGACTAGTTTTGCAGATCCTGGTTTAATAAAACCTGCCGATTCTAATTGTTGGGGATTTAGACCGTATAACCCAATTGCCGCTGTTTTATTGTTGTTCTGAGTAACAATAGTGGATCCCTTCACTGCCGCATTAGCCGCAGGCCCGCTACGAGTGGTGTTTTCCATCTGACTTAATAACGCCGCGGTAGTGGGCTTGTCTATACTTTCTGAGACCGCTTTCGTTGAAGGTTGTTTTGCAATTTGTGCGGGTGTTACTGAGGTACTGTTAGACGAAGCCACCGCTTGATTTGTTTTTGCTACTTCAGGTTTTGGCGGGCTTGGCAACTGTGAGTCGCTGTTCAAATCGACGCTTACATCAACCCCAAGTCCTGCATCTACCCATGGATAATGAGCTGGCGCTCGACTGACTATTGACTTTAATTTTCCAGGTGCTGCTAAGAATCCTTTTTGTTTATCAAACAATGTGTCAGTATGTGCGGTAATCACAAGCTGTTTTACATCTTGTGGAATAGTAGCAGTTTGTCCTGTATTTAAATTAATCTTACTTCCGTTCACGAATGCCACAGTACTGCTCGCGAGAGATGCATCTCCTGCTGCACTCAAGCTCATTGCACCTCCTGCTTTGACTGTCATTAATCCAGCAATGCTTGTTTTATGGTCTGCACCAATTTTCTGAAGAAAATCTTTGTCGGTATCTATTTGTATAGACTCTGCCTTTATGTTAAATGTTTTTGCGGCATTCATGTTGATGTTGTTATCCGCATGCAGATTCAGATCGCCTTGCGTTCTGATATTGACGCTATTAGTAGCATAGACATCGACTGTGCCTTCTTTGCCCAGTTCAACATAGGTCTGTCCGTTAGAATGTAAAAGCATCAGAGTCTGACCGTCATCACTCATCAGAATTTGATGACCTAAAGCTGTTCGAATTCTAATTAGTTGATCTCTGCCGATGATATCACCATCATCCATTACAAAGGTATGACCGCCTCGGCGAGAAATAACACGCAGAGCTTTATTGTTTTTTTGATCTAAATTGTCTACGATGGACTGATCGTCAAACCCTCCCTCATAAATCGGCCGACCTGGAGTACTGACTCCCCAACCAACTCTGCTCAGGGCTTCACGCTGCGCACTAGTAGAAATAGGACCACGCATGGGATCGCGTAAAATGCCCTGACGAAACATGATTGCGGCAGAGTATGAGTGTATAGGTTTTGCAGCAGTCAAGTATTCAGCACTATCTGCGATACCTTTGTTGTTGCTATTGATGTTGGTTACTGGCACACGAACTGCACCACCAAAGCTATCTGCTTCTCCTTGATTTGGTACTACATCTTCCCTTGCGCCAATAGCGGGCACCATTTGCAGTGCATTAGGGTCTGGGACGCCACCAACATAGAATCCTTTGTTAATATCTCCATCCACAAATATGACTATGACTGTTGAACCTACATCAGGTGGAGAAAACCACATGCCATAAGATACTGGGTTTGTTTTGAATTTGCCTAAGGTATTGCTGGCAGAATCACCGGTGGTTTTACCGTAAAAGGGACTTAGAAAGCTTACAGGTACCCAGTTTTTACTGTCGTCTGGATCTTTACCGCTGTTATCAGCAAGATATACTTGAAGGCGACCTGAACGAGTCTCATCAATGTTATTCTTTACCGTAGCAAGTACTGGATATTTGTAAGTATTTCCACTACCCGCATCTGCTGTAGCAGCTTTTAGCGGTTTGTTTGTTCGTAAGCCTTCATCTATTGGCATAATTTACCTCAATTAATCCCTGGGCGGTATCGGATTACCACGTTCATCGTACCACGTTGTACCGTCGAATATAGGGCCGTTTGACCTGTTATTTTCTACATCACTGCTTGTGTTAGTCTTATTGGTAGCAGATGGCATAGATGGACTATCATCGTCTGCTACTGTTCCAGTACGAGTGCCTATAGATGATTGGCCGATTGGTAAAGCGTTGGTGGAATCTGGTTGAGTACTTGCTTCACTTGTTCTAGTCGGTGATACTGGTTCTGGACGCAAACCATCTGCTTCAGTAGTGCCCGTGCCGTTAGAGGTAGGCCCACTGGTAACCTGTTGATTTTCTGACGGTCTAGCCGCGTCTGGCGGATCTTTAAAAGAATCAAACGTTGCGATAACACAAGTGAGCGTTTGCTCAAATCGACCACTTTTAAAAGAACTGTTTACTTTTATTACCTTGTAAACAATTCCCTTTATAACATCCTCAATTACTTTAGGGTACTTCCAAAATCTGATAGATTCATTTATGCTGAATAATCCTGTATTAGTTGAATAGTCTACCCCTTCTTTGAAATCTATCTCAATAAATACCTGTCCTCCGTTCGCATTGATACTAAATCCATTTGAACCGTAAAATTGACTGTACAACTCCTCTCTTGAAGTATTAGAATCGCTGATAAGAAAATCAGGATCACCTAAAATATTTACAGTAACCTGAGCAAAATCACCTGGACTCTGTAAGTCGGTAATTAACGCATTTTGTGCTTCCATGCCAACATTAAGTCTACCTAGACGAGGCATAGGCTGTCGTTGTCCCGGTACTCTACTAATCCCTGCGTCACCTCCTTTGCCTAAATCAGTAGTTGAGTTTTTGTCAGTAGAAGTTGTAGTGTCTCCTAAATATGTGACATAAAAATTGTTGTTTAGAACTTGCGTATATTTTAATACTTCGCGATTTTGGCCAGTAAACCAATATTCGTATCGCTTGTGCGGGCCATAATATTTTCCACCTGCACTCGTGTATGCATTTTGCAAAAACGGCGTTTCATATGGCTGCATGACATAAGTCATGGTATAAACAAAATCACCTCTTAAATCATCCCAGTCAATATTAGATAATCTTACGCTAAGATTATACCATTTAAGATTAATATTTTGATTAGCACGATTATCCACATTATCTTTTTTCTTGTTATCTGGTTGCAAGTTAGCTTGATAGATTGTTTTTAATGCATCTTCAAGATAACTACTTTGCACTACGATCTGTTGAACTGCATTTAATATCGGAGTGCCTGGGTTAAATGTGAGGTTTCTGGCATTAAAGTTAGGAGTAGATTTAATCGCAGTTGCATCAGTGACCTCACTACTTTTGGTAGCCGTGCTTAGGGGTAGTCGATATTTGTCCAAATCTGCCGGCGATACTAAAGTTGCATTAGCAATACTCTCGGAATCACCTATAAATTCCAGTTTGTAAGTATTCTTCTTGCTGACTGTTTTCGCTTTAAGTTGATCTTCCTGCTCTGCATTTAAAGCAGTAAGCAATCCTTTGGGACCAATAAGAGCGTCGGTAACCGTTGTTCCAGTGATTGGGATGGTTGAATTTATGACTCCTCGTTTTGAACCAAAAGCTACTTTAGAAGGTAAGGAAACGGTGTTTATAGTATAGTTAACGATTTTGCCGTCTAACTGAAACTTGACCGCACTTACAAGAACATCGTAGAAAATTTCGAATAACCCATTCGTAGATCCAGTCTCATCCAGAGTCAGACCATCATAATTTTCTTTACCGGTCAACAAACTACCATTTGCATCATAGCCATAAAATCTGATTCCAACCACAAATATCTGTTTACTAGGATTTTGCAATGATTCTAAGCCCAGTGATTTACTATATTGTTTGATCGCATTGCTGGTACGTTTAAGATTTGATAAAAACGTAAATCCATAAGGCTCTGTTATGGTAAAATTAATTTCGGTTGTGTTAGTTGAGGTGTGGGTGGACTTACCGTCAGTATAGCTTGAAATCTGCAAATTATCTATGTAATAGTCTAATTCGAATCCAGGCGCACGCTGAGTGGTTTTGTCATTAATACCGCCTGATTGAGCTATCAAATAAGCGCCAGAGCCAGATTCTAAAACGTTGTTAAAAACATTGATATTGCGTCTGCCTGAGGTTATAAAAGCTTCGTAAGCATCAGGTGTCAACATATACAAGCTGACCTGATAGGTATAACTTGCAAACTCACCTAGAGGATTCTTTAATCTGCGTCCTGGAAAATCTTGATTAGCATTTTTGCCGGTGACTCTTGGGTTATCAGATTTGATTAATTTTTCGGCGGCTGGGTCAATCTGATTTTTACTTGCATCAGCTTTCGATGAATTGTCTTCGTCTGCTTCACCCTTGAGCTTGTTTGACTGATCAATCTGTCTTTCTAAAGAGGCCATTCGTTATATACCTAATACTTGTTTTAATGTATCCAACTTAGGTATGTATATCCCAAGACCTGCGACAAAATCAAAATATGGGTCTACACCCAGTCTATTTGGGTTTCTTGCTGCAAACACCCACCAAAGCTTGGGATCACTGTACAAGTCAAAGGCCAGCATGTCTGGACGATACTGATATACTTGAGGAATAGTGTAGTAGATATCCGTGCTTTGCATAGGAATCGGACGAAACTGCATAACATCCAAGAAAGTACCTTGAAACACAGGAGTTGCGTTGTAGGGACTTGAAGCGGGATATAAATTGTTTGTGGCCATTACCAGAATCCTCCATGTGAGTTCTTACTGCCTTGCAAGAGTTTACCAGTTGCATAATCTCTGAGACTGAATCTCCTGCTGACATCGTTGCGACTGACCAATGGCAAGCATGTTACGCCTAGTCTTATAGAAGTTGGCACGTAGGTTGGTTCAACTGTACCACTGGGCAGAGAGCTAAAATCTGGTGGTGGAGGTTGACCGTTTCTAGTTATTACCTGCCCATTAGACTGCAATCTACCATCTGAGACTTCCCTAACGTTGTCAGCAGGTCTGGCAGCAGATTTGTCCACTCCAGGAGCAGTTGTTGTAAATGCAGTCGCTCTAATATAGTCAACGTTTTGCGGTAGTTGCATGGTAAATCCTGTGATCGCCAGTGGATGATGATCAAATTGATAGGCACCATAGCCGTACAAAAAGCACATAGGAGGAGGCGTGCCCGGTTTAGGATTTTCATCCTGGCCATAGAACATTTTGGTCGCACTTCTAAAAAAATGTATGACAGCGAGCAAATAATTTGCTTCAGCCGTGTCTTGTGCAGTGAAATCACCTTGAATGGTTATCGTTTCAACCGCACTTCCTTGATATTGATAGATGTTATAGTTGCTGTGTACGGGAGCAGCAGCGTCGTATTTTGCTGCATATGTAACAGTAACATCAGGTGTATATGGAAAAATCACACCATCAGTTTCTTGTAACGGCGTTAATATACCTGCAGTACCTACTGGTACTTTATATAAATATCCGTCTGCGCTGGGTCCCAGAGCGATTCTAACTCGCCAATCTCCCTTCAGTTTTGCATTGATAGCATCTTGATGGGTAGCCTGAATTCTGGTATTTTCTCTTTCGCCTTGCAACCCTTCAACGTTTGTTTCTGATTGTGTAGTTACAACAGCTACGTTAGCAGTTGCGGCTGCGTTAGCAGTAGGTACAACAATTAATCTTTTTGAGCATCTTAGCTGTGCTTTTGCTGCATCGCTTACTGCTTGGGTTACTGACGTTGCAAATGCGCGAGCTTGTGATGCAACGCTAGTTAATCCTGCTGCATCGGCTTCGTTGGCTAACCTAGTAAGTTGCCCTAAAAGACCTGGAAACCCCCCACCCCCCACACTATCTCCAGTTGCCTGAAGTTGTCTGAAGGCTGCTTCTGCTTCTTTTTTAAATCCTTGCGCACACCTGTCTTCAGCTATCTGTACCTGTAATTGAAGATTCTGAAAGGTTTTTGCTAATTCAGATAAACGCTGTTGAGATTCAGACTCATTTAATTTTTTTGGTTTGACTCCAAAATACCTTATTTGTTTTTGCAATTCATCGAGGGTGTCTTCAGCGCCCTCGACACTTGACAGCAAAGCTTCAAACGGACCCAATAAGTTTTGACTAACAATAGAATTCCTATTAATTCTAACATAGTTATTAATACCGTTTTTAAGAACTTTAACAGTTTCAAGATTTTGTTTTATTATCGCATCAGCCTTTGCGGTAGTGATGGTACCATTAGCTACTTGACTTCGTAAAGCATTAACCGCGCTGTTGAGTTTTACTAAAGCATCGAAAAACTCTCTTAGTTTGGTCTGCTGAGGGGTTGAAGCCATAATTTTTGTCCTGTTACAAACATATAAATAGAATGTTCGCTAATATTTATCTTCGCTAAAACACCCATTTTTTAGTTAGTAAGATTGACATATTCTGTCTTTTTGCTATACTTGTCTTATCTACACAACAAGGAACATATGTCTATCACAAAAAAACCAGTTAATTATCTTAACAATAAAGATATTCTCAAAGAGATACATGCCAGCAAATCTTCATATTGCTGCTTTACCAGAGCCGAATACGCTCAATACGATCTAATCGTTGATATGCCAGACTCTTCACTAGAAAAAACGCTGGCACATCTTACCAAAAACAAGACGATCAAAGAGGCTAAAACCAATAGAGCAGCCAGACTTTCAACAGAAAAGGGAGTGGAGCTGACATATAAAGATATAAACACTGAAGACATAGTCTTTAGAGTGATGACTTGGGATCATATTCCAGTATCGGCAAAACAACCTAGAAAAACGATTAAAAAGCGTTCTGCCAAGGAAATTTTCGAATTTGAAGACGGTGAAGAGGACATTTTTCAAGATCTTGAGGACGAATCTACCGCTGAAGAAGTGGATGATATGGTCCATATGAAGGTAAACTTCCCTCCATTTCAACATTTCAAGATTGATGATACTGATTCTGCTTACTGCGTAGGTAAAAGTCACTGGGTAGGTGGTGTAAAAACCGGCAATTTCAGCAAAGATCATGGCAATCTCACAGACAAGCTCGCACGCATGTTCATCATGCTCTGCGAAAAATATGCCATGAAGTACAACTGGCGTGGCTACACCTACAACGACGAGATGCGAAACACTGCCATTCTACAGTTGACCTACGTAGGCCTTAGATTCAACGAGTCAAAGTCTCAGAATCCATTCGCTTATTATACGGCTGCAATTACAAATTCGTTCTGTCGAGTGCTAAACAAAGAGAAGCGTAATCAAAACATCCGTGATGACATCTTAGAAATGAACGGAATGAATCCGTCGTACACCAGACAAATGGAAGGACAGAAACACACGTATGAAGAATAACCAAATGTGTTGATTTGTCCCTTCATACTCATTACCATGAGAGAATATGAGCAATCTATTCAAAAAAGCGGCTGTTTGTACCGATATCCATTACGGATTGAAGTCAAACAGCCTTCAACACAATCAAGACTGCCTAGACTTCATCAGTTGGTTTATTGATACGGCCAAAAAAGAAGGATGTGAAACTGCATTCTTCTTGGGTGATTGGAATCACCATCGCGCTAGTATCAATATGCAGACTATGCAGTTTGGGCTACGGTCTTTGGAATTACTAAACGATAATTTTAGTAGAGTTTTTTTCATTCCAGGCAATCATGATCTCTATTATCGTGATCGCCGAGATATTCACTCAGTCGAATGGGCTAGACATCTGTCCAACGTTACCATTTGCAATGACTGGCTTATCGAAGGAGATTGTGTGATTTCTCCTTGGCTAGTAGGTGATGAATACAAGAAGCTGAGTAAACTGAACAGCAAATATCTGTTTGGTCATATGGAAATGCCTAATTTCTATATGAATGCCATGGTTCAGATGCCCGATCACGGGCAACTTAATGATGGTTGTGTTTCTAACTTTGAGACTGTGTTCTCTGGACACTTTCACAAGCGACAGAACAGAAACAATATATGGTATATTGGCAACTGTTTCCCACATAACTTCGCAGACGCGGGCGACGATGATCGAGGCATGATGATTCTGGAGTGGGATAAGCAACCTGAATTTCGAACTTGGCCTAATCAACCTACGTTCAGAACATACAAACTATCTGAACTTGTAAGTAATCCTGATAGGCTGCTGAAATCACAGAGTTCAATACGAGTGATGCTAGACATCGATATTTCTTATGAAGAAGCGAACTACATCAAAGAAACTATGATACCGCAATATCAACTGCGAGAAATGGCACTTATTCCGATGAAACTTGATCAACACACTGTGGATCTTGCTCCTGGTAATCTTAAGTTTGAATCAGTAGATCAAATCATCCTGAATCAGATCAGTCACATAGAAAGTGAATTCTATGACGCCAAGTTACTACTAGAAATCTACAAAAATCTATGATTGTATTAAAGAATATAATGAGAAATTATGGCAATAACACTTAAAAACATAACTTTACGAAACTTCCTAAGTATTGGAAATGTCACTCAGGCAGTCAATTTTGACTCTACTGAACTTACATTGATCCTAGGTGAAAACTTGGACTTGGGTGGTGACGGTGCCAGAAATGGAACTGGAAAGACTACTTTGATTCAGGGATTGGCATATGCTTTGTTTGGTGTGCCTATCAATAACATTCGTAAAGACAATCTGATCAATCGTACCAATAGCAAAGGAATGCTGATAAGTCTGGAATTTG